TCCTGCTGTTGGTTTGTCTACAAATGTCAATGCTCCAGATCCATCTGTTTCTAAAATTTGATTAGCGTTACCATCAGTTGTAGGAAACGCATATTCTGCGTTAATATTAAGAGTCCCTGCAGTTTGCACACCTGCCGCAGTTGTTGAAAATTTATTTGTGTTATCGTGATAAAGTGTGACTTCACCATTTGGCTGTGCATAAAGCATGTTTTCACCAGTGCTTGACTGCAATCTAACATAAGAATCTGATCTTAATAACAAATCTCCTGTACCAACATCTTCAACGTAAGAATTACTTCCATCATGGTAAATTTTTAAATCATTGCTAGTTCCTAATTGTATTTTTTCATCATCAGCAAAATTAGTATTATCACTTGCGTCTTTAAATACAGCTTTGCTTGCTGGAAAAGTACAAAAAACATCTTTTGTTCCCGCAGCAAAATCTACAGCTGAATCACTATTAGAACTTGAAATTGGTGTAGTACGCGCAATAGTAGAACTATCACCAGCAAGAGTACCTAAACCTACCTCCCACTCAGCTGCTGTACGATGTACAATAGCGTAGTAAGTAGTATTAGAATTACCTATCCCAGCAGAAAAAGTTTCAAATCCTGAAACTGCTCCACCGAAAGTAATTGCTCCTGTTCCAGTAGTAGTTGTCGTCTCCTTGACGCGATCATTTAAGACTAAAGCCATAGTACCCCTACGCTAATCTTATAATAGCATCAGTAGCATCAAACGCTGGGAACTGAATAGTAAATGTTCCTGCACTAGCTGTTTTATCTCCGCCAAAGTTTAATACACATACAGCTTTATCACTCTGATCATTATTATAAATTAATGCGCCTCGAGCGGTAAAAGATGCAGTAGTCCACGATACATCTGAAAAATCACAACATGCTGTAGATGTTGATTTAAGAGCTGGGGTAACACTTGTAAGTGCTTTTCCTCCAGCAGTGTATGCGGTTCCTGCTGTATTAGTAGTTTCACCTGTTGCGGTAGAATCATAAGCTGTCGTAGCAGCACTGATTGTTGCAGAATTGGTATAAAGAGCAATTTTAAACTCATCTCCACTCGTGGCAGTAAAGTTATGCGTACCGACGAGAACTTCTTGTTTAAAGCTATAACAAACTGCAGATGTTCCAACTGCCATTTTATTGTCCTCCTTGAATTGGTGGTTTAATTGAACCCAACGTAGGTTCAAATGATGGACGAGGTACGCGAATAACACCTGACATGTATTCATCACGTCTTCCTCTTCCTTGTTGTTGCGCAGCAACCTCCTGTAAGGCGGTTTCATACGATTGTTGATAAAGTTGCAGCATTTCTACTGATCCTTTCAAAAACTTGAAAGCTTCAACAAGGCATCCATACAATAATAATGCTGGTGCGTTGTTACTTACCCAAGTGCTAGTATTAGTTGAACTAAGACGAGTTGGTAATTTAGTCAATCCTACTTCACAATAATACGCCGCATCCGGTGTTGGGACTACATATATCGTATTTTCATCCCATTGTGAATAATATTTTGGAGTACTTGTAGTAGCCCTATTTGGCCAATATTCATTCATAAATGTTACATCTCTTTGCTCCAAATATGTTCTATTTCCACTACCAGCAGCAGGATAAATCATTACACTTCGTATAATTGAAAATTCTACTGGTGTAATACTTGTTCCCCCAGGTAATGTTAAAAATCCATTACTAGATGTAAATGTTGCGTATTGATAAGATCTAAAAACGGGAAGGTCTAGATCTCTTAAAATCTTATTTTCAGTATGTTCTATAAAATCATTAATAATAGTATCTGATAGAACATCACTACTTGTTTCTGTATAATCTCTTATTTGTGTTACTAATTCGCTGTATGTTGTCATTATGCCCTACTATTTACTGGTCCTGCAGAAGCCATAGAGCCTCCACCTACTTGTGTAGAAGTTGCTGCACTATTTACCACAAAAGTGTAGCTATCACTAATAGTACTACCTTGTGGAGATGTAGTATTAACAACAGTTATAGAATATGATCCATAAACTTTAGATCCATCATCATGAGCTCTCGCTGTTGTATTTCCTGGAGTAGCTCCATAAGAAGGAGCTGCACTTCCACGGGTTAACCCTGAAAGAGTATTACTTGAAGTATCATTAGATGTATATTTAATTGTCTCACTTAATGATTCTCTAGGTACAGCTGAATTTGTTTTATCTTCACTAATAACAATATATCCACTTGAAGGAAAAGCAGATGAATCAGTTAAAACTATACTACTACTAGAAGATGTAAGAGCTCCATTTAAAGTTGTATTTAAATTAAAAACTGAAGGTGCTATACCACCTACACTCCCTGAAATATCTCTTAACCGAACTGCATCGCCAGTTGATCTTTTATGAGAAACTTCCGTTACAGTTATAGTAGTTGTTCCTGCTGTAGATATAGGATTAATTCCTAATAAATTAGGAACGGGAAATTCTATCCTTGCTGGACGTGGATGTTGTAACGCTTGAGGATCAGGAGAATGCTCATGTGGCATTAATTGAGGAGCCTTTGGCTCATACTCACTTGTATGCACCCACATGCCATTCCATTCTTTAACCATTTCATTGTAGGGAAATTGTAATCCACTACGATCCGAAATAGCTAAAGCATATTTTCCTTTAGCGTACGCCATTTATTTTACCATTTACTATCGTTTGGTCCAGACCAGTGATATTTACCACCTTTAGTAGCTGCACCCATTCCTTGTGCTATTCCACTAACTTTACCTTTTGAAATTTTAAAAGGTGTTCCACCAGATTCTTTTCCTTCGCTAGTTGGAGCAATACCTTTAGTAGTTACAGCGCCAGCTTTAACGGGATTAGGGATTGAAATTGATCCACGATCACTCCAATTACCTTTTACTCCCCCTTTGCCATCTCTACTATTAGCAGTTTGGGAATTATAGTTTCTATTACTCATTGTTCCTCCTTTTTACATTGACAATCTGAACATTCACATTGTCCTCCGCAGCATGAACCGCCATTACTACAATGACATCCATGACCACATTTTTCACATTCGCCCATATTACCTCCTATGGGATATAGGCTTGCGCCGGTTTAACTCTAAAAGAGACTCTTTCTCTATTAGCATCAGCGGTTCTCTCAAATTCTTCATCATATACCGCTTTTAGCCCCGCAGATAAGTGGGGAGCTCTTTTTAAACTTATATAATAAGCTAATCCTGATATTAGACAAGGAAGAAAATAAAACGGAACATCCGCATTATTTGTATAATCTCCTGCATCTTGAATTCTATTTATATAAAAATATTTCATAATGTATGCTTTATCGGGACTTGGGTAAACAAACATTGTCATATCATTCTCAGGTCTTCCTGTTGAAGTAGACCCCCCAACAGTCACTTGCCCATTAATTAAACAAAATTGTGTTGGTCTAGCATCCCCGGAAGAAGATTGCTCTTTCCTACTTAAATTCATATATTCAGTTCTTGAAATTTTGGTAATGGTAACATCAGTGGTATTACTATCACCTTCTAAATTAGTTGTAGCACCAGTTGTAGTTGTAATTACAGCATCTACAATATCAACAACTTTTTGATCAACTGCATAGTAATTTGTACCAGCAGTCATTGTTTGAGTAGCATAATCTATGGTCCATAAATTTAAACCACGATTAGCCCATTCTGAAAACATTAAGTTTAAAGAACGTCTAGCCGTTTTTAAATCATAACCCATTCGAACTTGTAATCCACATCGCTCGAATGCTTCTTCGATTATTTCCTCTATTGTAAGATTAAAGGTTCTAGTGCCTGAATAAGCCATCTAAACCTCCTAATCGTAACGTTTCAAAAGCTCTAGCATTACTGAACAAGTATCACCATTAGTGACTGAATTAAATAAAATTTTAATTCCACCATTCCAATCTGTAGGTTTTGCATTAATCAAACCTCCAACACTACTAAAGTCATAATCCCCTGCATAAATTGCAGTAAGAGCTAATTCATTGGTAGAAGATGAATCCCATTCAATTGTTACAGCTTTAGCTGGAGCAGTAGCTGAAACATTAAACCAAACACGGTTAATATCTAACCTTGTAACTGCTTTACCA